AAATTCTAACTATTATCTCCATTGAATAGAATTTCACCGTCTGTTGGTTCTTATTTTGTTCTGGGGGCAATTTTATTCAGGGCCCTACTTTAAATATAGGTGCGAGTAATAAGTAGCCGCCGTCCAGAAGAAGATAGTACTAACATGTCGAGTGAAGGTAGATATATGACATGGAAGGATATGTCACATAATAAGTTTATGACCGATCGATGGGCCCGTGTTTCGGACGTCGTGAGTGTTATTAAACAATCGCATGCTATGGACTTGTCCAAGGCTGCGAATCTATCTATAATTAAAACTGCTTTGGCAGGATTGGGCTCGGGTTGGACTGACAATAATCCTTTTGTGTCCCCGATGACCCGTTTTCCACAGACACTAACTATGTACGGTGCACTTGTGTTATATGTTAATCTGTCTGACCCAGAATTTGCGTTGATAATGACTAAGGTAAGTACTTTAACTGATTCAGGGTTAGCAGATAACGCATCTGCTAATGTGCGTAGAGATGTGGTGTCCGGAAATAAAGCCGAATCATCCGGTAAAACTGCTGGCACTAATGAGAATTCTGCTTATACGCTTACCGTTAGTCTTGCTGGTTTGGCTCAAGCTCTTAGGCTTGAGGAATTAATGTGGACTCGGGATAAGTTTGAGGACCGGTTGAAATTACCATGGACACCTGTTCAAGGTAGAACCAGTCCACCCGGACAATAGCAATTAGCTGCTGCTCGGGTGACGGCACACATTCGAGCGGCGAAGCGGGCACTATTATATCCTGGTGATAGTCCCGAGTGGGTTGGTTGGAAACATTTCTATCCTCCTCCACCATATGATGTGTACGATGTGCCACCGCTGGATATTATTAACGCCAAATTGGCTGCTGATGATATCGGCGGTCTTGTTACTCCTACACCGGCATCCTCACATGGTCTTCCTTTTGAAGTTTCCGAGGAAGTTGAGCAGGCAAATAGGAATAGTCTATGGCTAACAGTTGGACTGCTATTAGCTGCTTTGGCAGTTGGGATTGGTGTAGCTGCTTATCATAGGAAGAAGCTCCAAAGTAGATTACGTGAGTTGAAGTTGCTATGGGGTTCTACTGGTGGGTCTGGTGGTGGTGGTGGTTTTGACACCGAGCTGTATATGCGTGCTACAGATACTGTTAGTTTGGGAACCACTCTTTCAGAGCATGCTGCTTCAGCTCCGTCGGGGTTACGGCACCGACCTGCTGCTACTGATAGTGGACCTCATGAAGCGCTGCCGTTCGAGGTGTGGGTGTTTGATAATCTAGCTGTAGTGTATGATTCGATTGGTATGAGTGATTTATTTTATACTGTTAGAGAGTTTGTTGGGGTGTTCAACGGTGAGTTTGAAGGGCTTATAGAGCTGTTAGAGTCACCCGATGATGATGATGGTGTGTATACGAATGCTCCTAGAGACACTGCCATTGACGCCTATGAATCTCAAGAAAACTACGACCGTATTGATATTGAAACTGTCTTGATCGAGAGGCGTATAAACTTGAAAAAGTTGCTTCTTGAAGAAGCAGAGCTAGAACGACGAGAGCGAGATATGACTATGATTGCTGATGAAGAACAAAGAACATTGCTACATAGGTTGGAAAGTTCTAGGGTTGAAGCAACTCATGCAGTTGCCAAAGCCGAAGCTGATGCTCGGGCAGCTGTCGCTATGGCTGCTCTTGCTTCTAAGGAAGCTAATGATTACGACAGTAAGATGGCTTTTGACAGGTCTTGTAAAGAACAGGAACTGCGGTTGCGCGAACTCGAAGTGAATAGTATGCCGAGTAAAACAGAGAGGTATGTTCACACTGGTATACAAGGTGGCGCGCAATTGGCTGGAGCTATGGCTGTCGGTGCTATGCTGCGACGTGGGGCTGGTTCTTCTTCTCAAACCGTTTCTAGTGGTGCTAATATTGGTTCTCGTTCGCAGAGTTTGACTCGTGGTCGTAGTGCATCACAACCTTTGTCATCGGTTGGTGGTTCTACTCGTGGGGTTAATAATAATATTAGTAATACTAATCTTGTTAGGGCTGGTAATAGTGCTGAAGTTTCTGCTGGTAGATCTACTAATAGTGGTAATAGTAATTTTTGGTCCAAATTACGTGTTGGTGAAGGATGGTCCAAGTACAGCGTAGAACGGGCGGCGACAAGGGCGCAAAGGGCAATCGTGCTTCCAGCGCCCCCGTCCGCTCCCGCCGGATGACTCAGGATGACTGGTCACGTACCCATCCCGACGATATTTTCTCAGTTATTGAGAAAACACTAGTAGAGGATGGGTATAAATGGAACGGGGTAAAACCCGGACATTGCGATTGGGGCAAATTGAAGGAATCTGGTGCTATTGATAATTTTAGGGGTACATTAGAAGGCGAGTTAGGTAAAAATTGTGATTTGACTTGTAATGCTGCTGCCGTTAAACTTGACACATTGCAAAAGGTGAAAATGTCATCAGATTGGACTGCCAGAGTTGGTATTGTTTTGGGTGCTCCTGGTGTTGGGAAATCTACCTCGATTAAGAACTTATTAGACAAATTTGGAGCAAAACATAAAATGGTGTTATGCTTACCTTTTAGTCAGTTGTTAGAAGGAGTGTTTGCTGGTCGGTTGGACACTTTTCTGGTTGATGATTTGTTCTGTAGGTCCGTGGGATATGGAAAATACAACACCATGCTTGTAGATGAGGTCACTCGTGTGCATATGTGTGAGATTTTGGTACTTGCCGGACATTTAGGTGTTAAGAACGTGATATGTTTTGGTGATCCGGCGCAAGGGTTAAATTATAAGGCCGGTTCTGCCGTGAACTATAATTTTCCGATTATTGCTGAATGTTATGCTAGTAGACGGTTCGGTAAGGCGACTGCCGATCTCATTAATTCCAGCAATGGTGGTGGTAAACCTGTAGTCGGTAATAACGAGGTAAAGGATAGTTGGACTTTTGAAGAACTATGTGGGAAGATACTAGATATGTCTACTGTTTTGGTAGCTACACGCGAAACCCAAAAGTTTCTATTAGAAGATAATATTGAGTCTATTCTTTACTCGGACGCCCACGGGCAAACATACGACGTTGTCACTATCATTTTGGAAGACGAGTTTGATGATGCTGCCATTTGCGACCCAAATGTTAGGGCTGTCTTGTTAACTAGAGCTCGTAAGGGTGGTATGATTAAGATGGGTCCTAACATTGCTGCCAGGTTCAAAAACGGTGATTTTAATTCACGTGGAGTTAGTAAGTCTTGCACCGGAGATACTTTTTGCGAAGATAGATAATGTCTAGGGAAATAACCGCTCGACCCAATAAGAATGTGCCTATTGTTGTTGGTGTTTGTGTTGTGGCTTTCTTTGTATTGCTGGCGTTCATGCAGCAAAAACATAAGACACATTCTGGGGGCGATTACGGAGTCCCAACATTTTCTAACGGTGGTAAATACAGAGACGGTACAAGGTCAGCTGATTTTAATAGTAATAATCATCGTGCTTACGGGTGCGGTGGGTCTGGGGGTAGCGTTAGTAGTCGAGTCGGGCAGCAACTTGTTGTGTTAGCTATTGTGTCTGTGTTAATAGTATCACTGTTACAACGATTAAGATCTCCACCAGAACATATTTGTAATGGTGCTTGTGGTTAAAGTAGATTTATCTAATATTGTGTTGTATATAGTTGCCGGTTGTGTTGTTGTTAGCATGTTGTACTCACCATTTTTCAGCAACGATGTTAAAGCGTCCAGCTATGCGGGAGCAGTTTTTAAAGGGAGTGGCTGTATCATGGACAGGAATTCGTTTGCTCAATTTGGGAGTTGCGATATTCCAAAGCATGTAGCCGAGTCCATCACTAAGGTTGCTACCAAAGAGCACGATGCTGATATAATGGTAAAAAGAGGTGAAGTGACCGTTCGTGTTGTGACTCTCACCGAAACTCTTTTCATAATATTATCTAGATTGTTTGGTTTGGCGGTGTTTTTGTTCATGATATGTTTAATGTCTATAGTTTGGTTTTGGTGTCATAGATAAATTGTGGTAGAATGAGTATGGGGATGGTAGATAGTTTGTGTGTGTTTGTTGGTCGGGTCATAACTGAGGGATCTGAAAGTGTTGAGGGTGTGGAACGGTTTTCCATTAAGTTTAGTGACTGGAAATTGTTCACCACCGCGGTGTACGTTGAATATCGTCAGTTAGGTGAGAAAGAGTGTAGTTTGAAGGATGTTGGTAGGTTACATTTTAATATGTCATGTGTGAAATGCTGTCAAAAACTTAAATGCAAGAAACAAAATAAAAATCATAGTAAACACGTCCAAAATGGATATTTACGCAAGGTGCGTAATTTTTCCATTTTAGGTGTTTGCGGTGATTGTTGTGAGTCTTTTACACTTGCGGACGAAAAACATCATGTTATTGTCGATCCTGAGGTGTAATAGGGTTTATTCAAGAGACTATGTTTAATATTAATAATCAGGGCCATGCCACAGGCCTCCTATTGGGTTGTTCCGAAGGTTGTTGTGGTTTATATTGCTTATTGGTAAGTGATTTGATTAAGGTTGCAGTGTACTGACTGGGTGTGAATTGTACCAGTCCATGTAGGGTCTGTTTTCAGTATATTG